CATTACAACATCTACTTTTACCTTCTTGCCTCTTGGGGATACTGTAGATCTGTCAATGTTTACAAAACCTTCGCGATAATCTCCTCCACAACCTATGTGAAAAAGTATTAGATTTTCCATAAAGGCTTTATCTCCTGCTCATAGTAATCGCGCCAAACACTTAAAGCATAGGCATAACCTGCCTCATCCTTAGAGGGATTCTCCGGAGTACCATTATTGTGTGTTCTTGCAAAGGATCTATGTTTGTGAGCAAACCAGGTAAGCTTGTTTATTAGCATCTTGCCTCCTGCCTTCCATGTTTTAAAAATCATCTCGTGAGAGTCCTGGATAAGTGGGCCATATCCTTCGGTTTGTAATTCACCTATAACATCATCCCACCATTTCTTAGGCATAACCCACATAGACCCCTGCATTGCCATGGTTTCGTCAATCATTATATCTTTTCTTTCCTCAGTCCTACTTCTCCATCTCTGACCGGCAAATTTTCTATTATCTTGAATTACAAGTTTCTCATAAACAACAGGTTCATCAGGCATAACTTCCCATTTAACAGGATCTAAGTAGTATCTAACAGCAGTCATGATGGAGTTTGGCTCACAAGTAGAGGTAAGAATTCTGTCGTAACCTTTTGCAAACATGCAATGTTCATCGGTTCTTAGAATAAACTCACCACTAGCTACGGCTACTCCGGCATTTATTGCACCGCGCATTCCTCTGTTCTTTCCCAGGTGTACTATCTTTACACGACTGTCTTCTATCAGTGGTGTACTGGGCCAGTAACCATCTAAAACAGCAATGACTTCTAACTGATCTCCCAATTCAGAGTTTTCTAGTAAAGAATTGATAGTTTTTTGCAAATATGGGTCTTTATATGAGGGAATGACAGCAGATAACTTCATTTATTAATAATAAACGATTAAATTGTGTACCGCAAGAGTTAAATACTTGGTGAAGTACTTGGTGACACCGAAGGCGACAAGCTCGGACTCAAAGACACACTCTTTGAAGGGCTGATACTTGGACTCAAAGAAGGTGACAAGCTTGGACTCTTAGAAACGCTTGGTGAAACACTAACGCTAGGACTCACGCTAGGCGATAGAGAAGGCGAGAATGACGGACTAAGACTTGGTGATAAAGACACACTTGGTGAAACCGATGTAGAAATACTTGCACTTGGCGAAACACTAACGCTTGGTGAAACCGAAACACTAGGACTTGTTGAGGGAGATTTACTCGGACTCAAAGAAGGCGAAGGGCTTGGTGAAACCGAAACGCTAGGTGATGTTGACGGTGACAAACTTGGACTCCTTGAAGGACTCACACTTGGAGACTTTGAAGGAGATGCGCTTGGAGATTTACTTACACTTGGCGATTGTGACGGACTCGCTGAAGGAGAAAGTGATGGTGACTTGCTTGGTGACAAACTTGGTGACAATGAAGGACTCTTAGAAGGAGACAAACTTGGCGACAAACTTGGCGATATTGAAGGACTTATACTTCCAAAAGATGTACTTAACTGTACCTTCCAAACTGATCCTGCTTCATTCCCTGCATTTATATAAATACCGGAATCGGTAGCATTCTTTTTAATAAATCTTGCACCTTTTTTAAAACCTGTTGTTCCGTTAAGAGGAACATTTACTCCTGCTGCTTCAATGATTCTATCCTCAGCATCGGATAGGGAAACCTCATTATAAATATAATCAAACAAAACTCTTAAGAAACTAGCCTCTTTTGTGGATCTTTTGCCAGACGAGATGGCCATAATTCTATCTATTTCGTCTCTAACCGGTCTGCTTAAATCTTCTTTTAGTTTAAATTTTGACATAATGTTTTTTCCCTATACGACCAGGCCCCCGAAGGGGCCTGATCTAATTATCTTCCTTAGGCCTTCAAGAAGGCTACACCTAATGCTTTTCTTCTCTCGTCAGCAACTTTTGCTCCATAGACATAAAGCTGTTTGACATTGATTCCGAAGTTTTTGTAAGCATCTTCAACACCATTCTCAGTTAATCCCATTGCGAATGTAATTGCGGATTTGTGTCCGTACATTACATAGTAACCATCAGTGTTGTTACCACTGATTCTCGCATCGGATACTTCGTACACTGTGAATCCGGCAAACTTTCTTGGAAGCATTCCATTCTGGACATCTGCTCTTCCACCTTCAGAACCTACTCCAACAAATTCTGGAGCTTGTCTTACAAGTGCAGCAAGTCTAGCAGGTAGGGCTACCCACCTGTCTTCCTCTGGAACTTCATTGTTGGTTAGGTTCATCTGCATTTGCATGAAGTATGCAAAGATTGTGTCTTTTGTAACTGTAATTGCTGTGTTAGCTTGAATTTCGTATGTAGCTGTTCCGGCAATTTCTCCACCTGAGTAAGCGGTAGTTAAATCATCCGAGTCATCCTCAATGATTATTGAAGTTGTACTTGAGAATGTCTTAACTCTATACCAGGTTGTATGGCCATCTGCTTTAAATGGTTTTCCTTCCATACCTTCTGTAAACACTGTATCGGTTCCAGTTACAACTCCTGTATCTGCGGCAATAGCAACTGTTCCTGTCGTGTAAGAAGTACCAATCCAGTTTCCTGCACCAGCATCTCCATACAACCCAAGAACGAAAATATCAATAACTTTCTTGATTTCTCTTGCTACCTGTGCGGCAACAGGATTTCTAGGATCTTTTACATACGATCTAAACTTGTCGTATGACTTAATTGTGAAATAAATATACTTGGCTTGATCCGTAACTATTTGACAATTACTTTCTGTCAAAGTATCGGCGGTCATGTCAGCACCACTATAAGCATGTGTTGAGATAGCCCCGAAAGTAAGTACGTTCAATTTAGAAGTTTTACCTTCTATCTGTCCTTCGTAATCATTGTTAGTGATTCCAGGAGTTACAGCTTCCCTGTAGTAAATAGGCAACGCTTCAAGAGCGAAAGCCTCGACCAGTTTTGTAGGATAAGTATTCATATCGGTTTTCCTTTCAAAATAATTAAATAATTTTGAGTAAGCAGTCCCGATATGACTTTGGGGTTAGCGTTTTTAAACTCTATTTAATATTGTGAGGAATTTTTTAAATACTGTCAAGTATTTAGACTTCAATCTTAAATTTACCTTCTCGTACCATCTCCATATATTTGGTAGGATCTTTCTTTCTTATACTTCTAGCATCGTCTTGTGTTAACGCTGCTGGTTTAACAGGAATGTTATTACTCCCACTACCACGCGGTAAAAGCATGTCCACCGGTTTTTCTTCTTTAGGAAGTCTGAATAAAAATCCGGCAATTAAAAGTTCTAAGTCCGCACCCATATGAGTTTTCTTAGAAGCATATTTTAAAAAGTCTTCTTCATGTCCTTTAAGTGCTGGGTACTGTTCTACTATATTATCTTCAGCTATAAAGTCCCTAACCTTTTTAACCCATGTCTTTACATTCTTTTCATCTGCAACAAGGCCTGTTAATTTTTCAAATCGTTTCTTGTTAAGCAAACCCTCTTTTACAAGGTTTTGGGAGAAGGCATCTAAGTTATCGTAGTTCTCGCCCAAGGATAAAGCATGGACTCTTAACTCGTCTATCGTAACTTCAGTTAGCTTTTCAGCCTCTTCTATCGTTTCCAGGATCTTCTCATTACGATTGTTTAGTATCATTGCTTCCTGTCCGGATTCTTTATAGCGATCTTCAAGCGGCGGTAGTGCTGGTTTATCAGGTTCTTTTATAGGTTCTGGGGTAATATCTAATTCTTCTTGTGATTTTGTCTGTATTACTTCTTCCGCAGGGTCTTCTTCTGACGCATCTTCTACGACAATAGCAACTTCATTCTCTGCATCTATAACTTCTTGGAGGTTTTCAGGGAGTTCTTTGTCAATCTCAGCAACCATATCATTTACTTGTTCTGGGGTAACTTGATTTGTAATTGTAGTACCTTTTGTTTCTTTAGTCATATTTAAGCCTTAAACAGTCCTGGCATTCCAGGGTTAGTAGCTATCTCTTATTAAGCATATCAGCAATCTCAGCCTTTGTCATTTCAGGAGTGGTAGCCAATTCGGCATCTTTAGCCATTTGGTGTAAAACATCTAGTTTATAGTCTTTAGGATCTATAATTTTCCTGGTTAAGACAGGTTCTTCAGAAATAGTCTTACCAACTACAGCACCATTTAAGACATCCTTATAAAATTCTTTATCCTCAAAGGTCAGGTAAGAAATTCTTGCTCTTAAAAAGCGTACTTCATACTCTGTTAAGTCATTAACTTGTTTGGAGGTAAGTTCATCTAGGTAAATTTGTACGTCTTCTGGTAACTGACGAGACTTGGATCGTGCTTTTAGTGTATTCTTTTTCATATTTAGTAAATTATGGTAACAAATTTATACTTTGTCAACTAATTTTATACGTTTTTTGATACTTTTTATCTAATTGACCTCGCTATTGCCTTTTCGGCCTTCAAAGGAGACTCTAAAAAAGCAAGTAAGGTAACATAAACCTTGACTCTAGCCTTTAAATGAGCATTCTTATCGGAAAGTTCAGGTGTAGATGGGGTATCACATAACTCAAGTGTCGCGCTGTATAGCGCATCGGTCACAAAATCCAATAAATCCTCAGGAGATATAGCTTTTGTGGAGTTTCCGGCCTGTTCATACAGTCTTTTCTCAGCCGGAGTTAGATCTTCATAGCCTAATTCTTTTTCTTCTAATACTTTATCAAAAGGATTTGCCATAGTTTTATATTATGCCTGTTGCGTGGGCATTGCAATATCCGGTACTTCAACAAGGCCTT